TACGGCAGCAGGATATGGTCATAGACTTGCAGATGCAGGAGCGTGCTAAGCAATGGGAAATTGACAAGATGCAGTTGCGTTCCCAGATAGACTTCCAACGTGAGGAGCAGTTACGTCAACGTAAACTGGACAGTATAGACAGTGCCATACAGCAGATAGACAAGGAAGTGCTGGCTGGCAGGATAACAGAGAAGGAAGCATATCCCATCAAACAAAAGTTGGAGATAAGTAAGACAGGTGTTAGTGTTCCTGTTTCTGCGTTTCCTGGTGATGAGGAAGATAGGTTTGGTGTTCAACCATATTGGATGAGGGGACGTGAAGCCCCAGAGGGAACGCCTGAACGACAACTGTACGAGGCTAAAATGGAGCAGCAAATATCTGGTGTAAGAACTGGTACTGTCCCTTACTACTTAGACCCAGAGTGGTTACGAGATAATAGAGATATAGCTATGCAAGTATTGGAGTCAAAAGGGGTAATGCTCGAAGAGGATGAGATTGATGCTTTAATAGGTGAGGAACCAACAACTGAACAGCCTGAATTAATGTTTAGGGGGTATGGTAAAGATAGATTAGCTACCAAGCAACTTGATGTAGGGGTACGAACGGAAGCAGGGTTACCTACTGTTACATCAGATGCGGAATATGATGCTTTACCTTCTGGTACTGAGTTTATAGACCAGGGTGGTAGGAGATGGAGAAAACCATAATGGCTAAGTGGGAGACAAAAGCTATACCTATAACTGGTACACGCCCCAAATGGGAAAAAGAGGCGATATTGGTATCACCCCAGGTAGAACGTCCGTTAAAACGAGGACAAGGGGCATTTAGAGGAACAGGGGCCACTGGTACGTGGACAGAAGAGGGTCTTGCCATACGTGGGCTTAAACAGTATATTAATGTACTCCCTGAGACAGCTAAAGAAGTACTTTATGGGGTAGGTGGTGGTAAAATAGTGTCTTGGATTGGTGCAAAAGCAATAAGCAGGAGATTAAAAAAACAAGGTATTGACCCTCCCTCATTAAGAGATATACAAAAGAGAATTAAACAAAGCATATTAAAGGGCACAAAGATACCTGAATTTGAAGTAACACCACCCACTACCATAGGGGAGAAGGCGGTGGATATAACCGCTGGCATTGGTAAGTTTGTTACTAAGCTTGCTGTACTAAGAAAGGTGATGCCTGGTGCACCAGAAGCGGCCTTGTGGGAGATGGAGAACTTATCCTCTGGTGGGATACCTGGGTTGGGGTATGCTATGCACGGTGCTTTTACCGCTCCTGGTAAGATTATCAAAGGTGTTACATTACCAATAAAGGCTGGTAGATTGGCTGCTGAATCTGCTGCATTGGCAGGTGTTGTTGCATTAGAACAGAAGATAGACACTGGTGAGATAGACCCCGTACAAATTGGTATCGCTGCTGCGTTACCTGTAGCTTTGAGAACACCAAAGGCCATTAAGAGTCTGATAAGAAAACGTAACCCCAAGGTTATGAAAGCTATCACAGAGGCAACGACTCCTACTGTGGATACAACAAACAAAGCAATAACAGACTGGTCTAAGAAGGCCAAGATGTTAAATAAGACTGAGCGTAAAGTAGCAGTAAAGCGACTTCGTAAGCAACAAGCGGCAAGAGGTATAGCAGCTTGGAAAGAAGGTGAAGGTTTATTTGGAAAATTAGCTGCCGCTAAAAAAGCATATAAAGGTAAAGCTGTTGTACCTGAAATAGAACCATTGAAATTAACCATCACACAACAAGATTTGTACCGTAAGAGAATAGAACAAGTTTACCCAGCGGAGTATCAGTTTCAGCGTAGTGGCTCGGCTAATGCTATATTAAAAATGACTCAAGGCAAAATCCCCACCAACTATGAATTTGGGTTGCTTGAGCCTATATTTGGTAGGGATGCTACTAAGAAATTGTTTAGTGAGTTGATAAAAAAACGACCGTTTAGTGGTTGGGAGTTACCGGCATTAATTATACAGGGGTTTAAGACTAAGTTTGGTTTTGATATTCAGATGTTCAGGCAGGCAAGGAGTTTGGCTGTTATGCACCCTTCTGATTATTTGAAAGCATCCTGGGTTAATGCCCGTGCTTATGTTAGTAATAAGTACGCTGAGCGAGTGTTTACAAACGTGCGGAACAGTAAAGGTTATACTCATTCTGAGAAGATTGGATACAACTATGTAGGCGAAGCGGGTTACTCTTCCAAACGATTAGAATATTATAGTTTGGGGCTTACCGAGAGGTTGTTGGTATCAAAGTACAAACCTCTTAGAGCCTGGGGTAAACTACTTGAGGCATCCGAGCGAGGTGCTGTAGCTGGTATTAACACAATGCAAAAGAGTTTGTATGATAACTCTATGAAACAGGTACGTAAGCTCAATCTTACTCCTGCTCAAGAAAAGCTATGGTTAGTAAACAGGGCTAAGACCCATAATACTTTTATGAAGATTCTTAGAGTACCACCAGGTGAACAATATAAAGGGCTTAGAAAACTAAAACAGGTAGCCAATTATGTTTTATTTTCTCCATCTATGACTGTTGGTAGGCCATTGTCTATTAAAGCAATGGTAGCTAATAAAGGTAGTAGAAGATATGCTGGTGAAGTTATTGCTACTAATATAGCCAGTATATTTGCAACCACAGCTATTCCGGCTATTATTGGACACCAAATGAGGCTCCAAAACCCAACGGAAGAACCTGATATAAATGGTGAACTTAATGTGTTAGACGGTAATTGGGGTAAAATAAGATGGCTTAATACAGTATTTGACCCCAGTATGGGAGATGGCCCGTTTTATAGAGCGATAGCTCGCATAGGCGTCAGTGCTTATATGCGTGGGAGGGAAACGATTACTGGTGAAAGAATTACAGAGTTTGCTGGTAAACGGGTTCCTACTGTAAGTGAGACATTAACAAGTTACTTGACTACGAGGGAGACAGCTGTGTTAGGATACGCCAAAACTATGCTTACTGGTAAAGATTGGTTAGGCGAACCTATACCGAGATTTGAAGCTACGGTAAGGGCTGTGGGGCCGGAGATTATTGAAGCTACGTTTGAGGCGGGTATGGCTGATGGTTTATGGCCAAGCATTGCTGCTCTTAGTACGTCCACTATGGCGATTGGCATATCTACATACCCTGTTAGGGCAACAGCCACTCGCTCTAAGTTCAGGGATATTGTATCACAGACAAAGCACGATAAGGATTGGGATGAGTTAAGTATGCGGGAGCAGAATAGATTACGGTCTGAACACAGGAAGCAGTTTGAGGTTCTATCTGAAAGAGTAAGGAAGGAGCGGGTGGGTAAACCTATCTCTATCGAGAGGATAAAGGAAGAGGAGTTGAGGGCGGGCAAAAGAATTACTGGTATGCTCTCTAAACCTAATCGCCAATGGGTTGATGATATAAGTATAGGGGTAAGTAGACGACCTAAGAACTGGTATCTCAATGACAAGAGGTACAATAGGTATCAGGAGCTTGTTGCACAATTTGTTGATGAGAGGTTATCTCGGATAGATTTTACAGGTGTTGAAGAAAAGAGGAGAATTGCCAGAGTACAGATAATTGTTAAGGTGGCAAAGAACAAAGCACTCTCTACACTAAGGCGGGAGATAAAAAGATAATGGATAGCGACCATGACTTGCTAATCAAAGTAGATACTAAGCAAGATATTCTTATCCAACAATTTAATAACCACCTACAACATCACTTTAGATATAGTATATTAGCGTGGAGTATTACTCTTGGGGCACTTATAACAATGGTTATAACTTTGATTAAGGTTCTCTGATTTTTCTGTCCAATATATGCAGTTTTCTTTGTATGTTTTTATTTTACAGTTTTTGACAAAACATTTTTGTTCTTCACAGAAATAGCAATTATTGCAAGTTTTTGTTTTATCTTTCATTCTAAACCCTCCAAGTACTTTATGATTACATCCCCGTGACACGGCTTAGGTACACACCAGCACCCAAGGGTGCAACCTTTTAGATTTTTAACTGCTTCAACAAACTCTGGACGAAACTCTAATTGTCTATAAAACCATATGGAATATTGAAGAATAGAATCTTCTCTGCTATACTTACTTAAAGGAAATGGATTACCAAATATACTCCTTCTATCAATGGGTGTTACTTTAGAGGCCTTGCCTGCAAGCTTCGCTGACCTATCTAAATTGTATGTTCTATAGTTTATTAGGGTGGTTTTCATTTTATACTCTCCAAAACCTTTCGTTTTGCTTTTGTATAACCACAGTCACAATTAAACATTGTTTCATCACAACCTTCAAATCCTTTCCTATTTCTACCACAATCTGAATCGTGACCATCCCAATCGCTTAAGAAGTTCCTCAAGTCTTTACTCTCTTTCTCAAGTTCTGCACATCTATCCTCAGCATCGTCCCAGTGACCTTTGAATAATTCAACTTCATTGTTAAGACTACAACAGTCCCCTGCGTGAAGTTGCATAGTTAGTTTTAATTTATGGTTTTCGGCTTCAAGTTCTAATATATAATCTCTCAATGCTTCTTCTGTGTTCATCTTTTCCACCCTCTCATAATTCGTTTGGTCAATATAAAGATTCGGTATACAATCCAAATCATTACCACTATTATTAAAAAGCTTTTAAGTGTTTCCATATTATACTATTCCCTCTTTAAGAAAGAACAAAGGATATTTTTTTCTGTCTTCCATTAACTCCTTTTCTGCTTGTTGTGAGGCCATATAATCTTCATCATCTACATACGCCCATTTCAACTGTGTCAGTTTAATATACCTCATCTACAGTCACCATACCTCTCTCCACATCCTATATCAATGTCCCAGGGTAGGAATATAGGAAGTGCTTTAATCATTGCTTGCCTTACATATTCCATTCCTTCTTCTGCGTAAGCTTTAGATGTTTCAATTACTAATTCGTCATGGATTATGTTTATTAGCCGCAGTTTATTATTTTGTATTACATTTGCTGCTGCTCGTTTGGTAACATCAGCAGCGAAGCCCTGTATCTTAAAATTGAAGGCCATTCTATAACACCTCTCCTTACCCCATTTGTTTAACTTATGAAAGTCAGGAAATCTCCTCTTTCGCCCTGACATATTCTTAACGAACCCGTGCTTATATACCTGCTCTCTGGTTTTCTCAATAGCCCGTCTAAGCCCTGGGTACTGGGCGAAAAACTTATCTATGAACGCTTGTGCCTCTTTCTCTGAACAGGAAAAGTCCCTGGAAAACCCATAAGCTGACTTACCATATGCTGTACCAAACACCACACATTTGCAGTCATCACGTTGAGTCTTATACTTCGTCTTTGCAACACTGTGTTCCTCTGTCTTATCAGTCAGGCCAAGAGCAGATATGTTCAAGTTGTGCATCTCGTTGGCTGTAGCCAAATGAACATCATAACCTTTTCGTAGTGCACTTTTTAGGTTGGTGTCACCACTCTCCTGAGCCATTATCCTTACTTCTTGACCGCTGTAATCTGCTACTATAATAACATTGCCAGGTTCAGCAATAAACAAATTCCTAATATTAGCAATACTATTATTCTTAGGAAGTTGCTCGATATTAGGCTTAGAGCAAGATAAGCGACCAGTAACACACACAGTGTTATGAAAGCTACAACGAATACGTCCATCATCATCTACAAAACCTCCAAATGGCACAAGGAACCCATTAAGTAATTTCTCCACAACCCCTAACTTAATCAACAAGTCTATTGCATAATGTTTGCCTTTCAGTCTATTCTTACTTTGTTTATTCCAAGACTTCTTCTTCTCTTTTTTACTCCTCTCATATATTGGGAAGCCCAATCCTTCTATCAGGGGAACAACTTGTTGCGAACTATTAAAATTAATACTTGGGGTACACGACACCACTCGACTTCGTGGTGTAATAGTCGTAACATACTTCCCACCAAATATATTTAATAGTTCATTTTCTATCTCGTAAAAGAGATGCTGCACTTCGTATCTCATTGTCTTTGCAGCACTTACGTCTGCTCGTATCCCATTTATTGCAAGGTACATCAATGCTCTCTGGAACGGGAATTCAATGTCATAAGCAAGATGATGCAAGCCTTCTTTTTCTATCTGGGGTGACTGTAGCTTATATAAATCATAAGTATTAATTGCATCTTCTGTGGCATACTTAGCAAATTCCAAACTATCAGTACCATACTGTATGGCGTCTTTATATTCTGTCACTTCTCTATGGAGTTGAGTACGAGTTAGGTATTTTAGCCCGTTCTCAGGCAGTAGCTCGTTCAAAAGATGTGACGAAGTGAGGGTGTCGAAGATTAGGGGCATTATATTTCAATATGCTCTATAAAATATATTATAAGCATTAATATAAAAAACGGCCACATAATTACTATTGCAAGTAGCAAATAAAGAGGATAAGGTTCTTTATCATGTAGCCTGCTAATAACAGCAAATATTATACCTATTAGAAAATATAGTATAATATAAGTCATATTTCTATCCCTTCCTTTCTAAGTGACATCATATCATAGGGGGTATTGTGCATAACCACCATCTTAGCCTCTGATAAATAGTAATCCAGAATCATCAACAACCCTTTCTTGTACCTCCTCTTGATGTCCACATAACATGCTTGAGAACCATCACAGATTGAGAAGCCTATAATCTCAAGGTCTAACCAATCAAGAGATGTAGTCTCAGTATCTAATACCCATATACTCTTGAGGTTACTACACCAATCTCGAAAATCATTTGGGGTTTTAATTATTGTTTGCTCCATAATTACGCTTACAAAAGTTGCAATACACTATCTTTTTTTGTCTAAATTTATAAACATAAACTCCCGTATCGTGGTATTTAAGACAATAATTATCAAAACACTTTAATTGTTTTTTGCTATATGTAGGTATAGTAAAGTCAATGGTTTTCATTATATGGGTCTTTTCCCATCTCAAAATGTAGACACAAGAAGTCTATGTAGTAAGGTCGTGTTATACCGTTGTGCCTCCAATCAACAAGTAAAGGTAACCCCCAAGATTTCAAATCAATAACTATCTTTACATATTTTGTGTCAAGTAATGTTTTCATATTTCATCTCCCCACACATCCCACCCATCTACTTGTTGACGAGCAAATAATTCTATTCTTGGTAACTTACCAAGAAGTTCAACAATATCACTTCGTATCCTATCAGGCTTTCTACTATGTTCTCTTCGTGGTTCTATAACAAGCTGTCGTACTGAGGCCGATATTCGTTTGATATTTCCTTTGGTTGCTAACAAACACTGTTCGGGATTAGAACGTGTCCAATTACCACCACCAAAATGATATTTAACTTTAGCTAATTTAACCCAAGTAAACGCTACAGTTTTATAAGTAAACCCCCAAGCCCTGATTACATCTAATCCAAGCTGTATTTGTGCGTCCATAATCCACAAAAACAAAGCACAATCATCCTCAGCTATACACTGTATAGGTAAGGTAAGAATATCTTGTGGCTTCATAGTTTCATATAAAGCCTCTTTAGCTTCTGTACTTAATCCTTTTCTATTCTTAAAATTAAAATTCCAAGGAGGGTCTGCATAAATTATTTGGTATTTTTTAGTTGGAAAAGGGAGCATCCAAATTCTCCTAAATAACTTATCATAATCTTTTATAGATATTCCGTGCCGATATTTCAAACCATTTTCTTTAACCTGTTCAGGGTTTTCTTTTCTCCATTTGGTAGCACGCTTTTTGTACCCTTCTTTATACTTATGATAGTGTTTATTCATAGTCTACCTCATCATACTTGTTAAATGGCAATTTATGCCATAACATATTTTATTAAAGTATTCTTTATCACTTCCGTCCACAGCAGAGATTATGGGAATACTATGTTTTACTGCGTAATCTATTTCCACCTTCATACCTTTAGATATAAAATCATCTGGTGAGAATACAATAATAAAACTACCATTAGAAATAATGTCACAATCTATATCTAATATCTGCTTCTCTGTTAAATGTCCCTTACGGTAAGCTGGCCCAACAAATTCCTCATAAGCACCTGGAACGTGAAAACTTATGTTTGGAAACTCCCTACCAAGTGCATCACCAAACGCTATAGCTTTCTTGTTATTAGTGTCCATATATTCTTTGGTTGCATTATTTCCCATCTTACCTCTAATACTATGAGATATATAAACTTTTATTTCATTACTCATTTCTACCCCTTTTATTTTAAGTTCCATTGAGCATTAATTGTAAATCCTCTATAAGCTGCATCTTCCTCTCTATATCTTGCTTGACTAAATGATATACCCACACTATCAGGAATTAATGTAGCTTTCTTCTCAAATCCTGTCCGGCACATCCTGATAAACAAACTATTAGAATAACCGATATAATAGCTGTTACTATGGCCGATATTATAAACGCTTTCCAATTCATTTTATCTCCTATACTATAAAAATTATTATATTAGCTACGGCGTACAAAATACCCAACACAAATGTTTTCCAATCACCACTTGTAAGATTTATCACTGATAGACCCAACATAGATGTTATTAGTAATACTGCACAGAGTAGTTTAATTTTATTCATCTTTCTTCCCTTCCAAAATTTCAAAAAGCATCCCCATTGAATTGAAGATTACACCACACAAGGAATCTTCCAAGGTTACAGGCCCATGATTATCAAAAGCTGGATAGCCTTGAAGTAACTTCCATACAGCCCGATGATGCCTGTCCTCTCCTTCCAAATAAGTTTCTTTAGGTATCCCCTTCTTCCAATTATCCCAATCACGTTTTGTCCCATCTGCTTGTGTTCTATGCTCTCCGAGGTATTTTACATACCGCTGTATTACAATAGGAGATAGAGCTTTAATATAATTTAATTTATCTTCTACAGTATCTCTTGTTGCCCCACTTTCAAATTCCCGCATATCTACTCCTCCTTTAATTCTTTCTCTATCATTTTATAAACATCAACTAACTCACCGTCCTCAGCAGCAAGATTGCATTTGAATGTAGTTAATATCAATTCCATAGCAGCCTTCCAACCCACCTTTAACGCCCTGGTATTTCCTATATTATACCCATCCTTGTCTTGATAGAGAGGATACTCTTGTTCTATATTATTGTACCATTCATTAAATCCCATCATTGTAACACCCCCGTTTCCTTTAATATCTTCTGACATATTTCTTTCTCAACTTCTTTTTCGAGGCCGCCCCTACGAAATGGATAGAATGGACAAGCCTTATCATCACACTCACGAATATCTTTTACCTTGTTGCCTGTACAGTAAAGGCAGAAATCAGCATAACCTCTGCTGCTTGTGAATTGCATAATGCTCTCCTTTACTAATAAAAATAATATTCCCAGGCTCATAGCCTTTAGTGTTATCAATTCTGTGACATTCACTTCCTATAAAATTAACATCAGTAAAAGTTTTCAAACAATACTTTACAAACTCAGTAGGGCTTTTGAATATACATTCTATACTCCTTGAAGCATACCAACTATAACTGTCACATTTAGGATTAGATGTACGGGTTTGTATAGCCTCATAAATACTACGTAAATATCCTACAGTAGTTTGTTTATATCTGCGGCAGCGTTTCAAATATTTTTCGGGGTTATTTTTATAATCTTTTTTATATTTAATGGAGACTTCTTCCTTTACTTTCCCATAATATTCTTTACGCTTTACAGGGTCATATCTGTTTTTAGCCCACTGATTATACTTGTCCATGTGCCCGTGTCTATATTCATCACGTTTTATTTTGTAGCATAATTTACATTGTCCCCGTAACCTGTTTCTACATTTATAAAAGTATTCTGTAGTAGATGGAAATGTTTTGCCGCAAACACTACAGTTTTTACTCATAATACTATTCCTTTAACTCTTCATCAATTAAATCATTAGCTAAACCTGGTTCTAATACACCCGCATATTTTATCCACTCTAAAGCTGCTTTCCAAGTACGCTTTCTTTCTTCATCAACATAAGCGTACAACCTGTGATTATTTTGTAATATATCATTTGATTGTTTTAGATTCCATTTCTTAAATTCTTTCATCTTCTCATCCTTTCCAGGAAAGTAATCACAGTCCCAAACATTTAATGCCATTATATTACTCCTATATAGAACTTTTAAGTATCCTGCAATATGGCAACAAAGAGTAATAGTTTTTCTTTAAGTCTTGAACATCTTTCTGACAATGGTCGAGCACTTGCATACAAGACTTCTCATTCCCCATCATAGCCTGCCTCCAATGTGGGTGGGAAATCCTCGTCTTAACTGTTTTACCATACAAAGATTCAGCTATTACATCTTGCCTATTAGAATGTAAACACAACTTGGTCTTAGCCATACGCCAGACATCTGTATGAAGCAACGTGCCTACTTCTGGGAACTTTACACCGTGTATTAAGGCACGGGTTCTTAAGAACGGAATGTCAAAGTATGTACTGTAGTGACCCACTACCCTATCGAATGATTGCATAGTTTCAATACAAGTACTAACCACTCGTTTATCTTCCGTACCCGATAACACATCCTTCTTGGTAAGCCAATCCTGATATAATGTACCATTATCCGCAAGCCCACACCAACATAATACAATTCCAAAATTAGCTTTAAGATTACTTGTTTCAATATCTACAAATAAAATACGCTCTTCAATACCATACTTCTTTAAGAAACAACTAAAATGCCGACTGTACCTATGGCGATGTACACAACCATTCTCCCACAACCACTGGTACTGTCCTGAGTTAGCGTTCTTAATGTTTGTTAGTCCTGCCATATAAACTGGAAGGTCATCTGTGTATTTTAGTTTACTACCCATACTATTCCTTTCTATTTATAAAGTTTTCCACAAGCTTTAGCTCTTTGAGATACTTAATTAATAACTTCCGTAACTTATCATCCTCAATATAATATAAATCTTGCCCATGATAAGGAGTACTGATAAAACAATTACCTATAAGTTGACACAGCCGTTGGTCAGGATTCTTATGCCATATCTCAGATATTAATTTGAGCATATCATCTATCCTATCTGGGTTTCTCATTCTTCTACCTCCTCCATATGATTTGTACAACCTGGACAATGGTCACTACACTCTATACAACCATAGTTACCACAGAGTTCACAATGACGTGCAATTACATGCTCTGCTCCGCACTCTCTACAAGTAGCCATTTTATTCCTTTCTTGCTTTTGTATCATTATATTCCATACAAGCTACGGCTAAAGCAGCTATCTTTCTTATATCCTCTAAAGCAGCATCTTTATCCAACCAATAAATTTGGTCAGAAGCTCGACCTAAATGCTGCTGTATATATAAAATCCAGTTGGCCACCGGAGTTACTGCTTCCTCTTCCGGCCTTGGTGGTTGAGAATCCTGATAATCTCTCTCGCCATCAATCAATTTATAGACATCTTCTCTTTTCATTTTATTCCCCCTTCAGTCTTTGTATTTTTTCATTAATTTTCTGCAAGTACGTAGGCTTAAATCAAGAACAGACTTAACAACATCACATTTTTGACATTTATATATAAGATGTATAGTTCGTGGTTTAACTTTCAAAAAATCACAACCTATCCGAAATTTAGTATTTGGTTCATAAGGAACAAAATTGTGCCAACATATTCTCATTTTATTCTCCTTTAACAAATGGGCATATACTTCGTGCCCGACAATATCTTTGACAGAATATAGGTTCACTCTTTCGTATATCAAACTTTTGTGGTTGCTGTTCACACCATAGAAATAGCTCACTATCAGTATCTTCTACTTTAGTAGGTGTCTTGTTCTTACCTTTATAGGCTTCCCATCTAATGCCTCGCTGCTTATCACTACAAGGTTTCTCATATTGGTTGGGCTTATCAAATACAGGATGGGCTAAATGCTTCTGTACCTGACTACGTATATATTGTTCTTGCTTATCCAAACTCCACAAGTCTAAGCAGATATACTCATAAGGAATCGGGGGGTAATCTCTCCAATACACATTACCCTGTTTCCAATCCCTGTACCACACATCAACCCCTAATTCTTCTACTGGATACCCTCTAATACGCCTCTGCCAAGTGTAACAGTTCATCTGCTTAGTCCACTTAGGGATTCTATACTTCGGCCCGTATACCCCTGTTTGTTTCAACTCAAGCAGAGTACTATCAAAATAACTATCGGCCTTACCTACTACAATAATCCCATCCACTATATCCTCAAACTTATGCTCTACATCTACATCCTCCAATGCACAGTCCTCATATCTACTATGTAAGGATATACCTTGTACCATAGTTATTAGGTCGGAATAATCCCGTACTATATCATCCCAATGATTAATGAATAGTATACGGGGTAATGGGTCGTCAATTAAATCAGTGATGGACAATCTATTTAGCTCAGGCCTATGCTCCTTATATCTTCCTTTTAATACTCTAATCACTCTATCGGGTAAATTATAGCGGTTCTCCCATTTCATTTAACACCTCCTTTATGCGGGTTCTTGGGTAATGGCATCCAATGAGTAATCTTATCTACCCATTCATTACCAACATCTCCACCAGTATACCATATTTCATTATGTCTATCATAATACCCAACAAGAATAGCACAACTGTTGACTATCAGTACCTCTTCGGATAAGGTCGGGTGCTGCTTTGACCAAACCCCCTCTGGTAATCTATCTTTAACACTAATCCATTTCATTTTTTCTCCTTTTCTTCCTCGAGTTCCTTAATTTGCTCATCTTTTTGTTCTAAAGCAATACTTACAGAATTAACCCATACTTGATTGCCAGCAATATCAGTGGCGAGAAAGCCATAGCCATTGCCATATAAAGTATATTTCTCCTTGACCAATGAATCTATTGTTTTTTGTAAACTCTTAATTTTTGCTAAGTTTTTATGGTAATCAGCAAGAAGTTCCATAGGGCTATAAGCCGTATTCTCGTAAGGTCTCGGATAACTTGTTTCTTCTTTCATTTTCTTCCTTTCTTATTCTCTGGGGTGTTCCCGTGAATAAATGTTGACAAGTTCGTCCTTGCTAATAAGACCAGCAGCATATTCGTTAATAGCTGCTTCTACAGGAAACTGGCGGTCAAGGTCTGACACGTGCCGCTCTATTCTCTCTATATCCCAATCCTCATCTTCAGTATCGTATGATTCATCATCCCAATTATCTGATGTACAAACAAGATATACAATACCACACAAACAAATGACTCCGAGAATAGCCATAACAGACGGCAGAACCACTGAAATTAATACCATAATTACTATTCCCAGTGGATTTATCATAAATACAATTAGTGCTATCGCTGCCCATTGCATTTTAGACATTTTACTCCTCCGCTTTAATATGTTTCCAACTTTTTCTTAATACTATTCGAGAAACAGTTTGTCTGCATATACCATATGAAGTAGTTTGGGAAACCTGGAATCGAATTCATTAATCTTTACTCCGTATAATTAGCTTGATAGCAAGCCTTAGTGACTGTATAGCCATTGGCGATAAATCAGGCATTGAGTATATCGGTATCTTCTCCTGCTGTGCATATGATAGTTCCTTGGGAAGATTGCTACCAACAGCCGCCCCATTTCCGAAGTTTATCAGTAGATTACATTCCTCTATAATCTTGCAGTTTATAGAGGTTATCTGCTCCTTTGTCAGAAGGCTGTCCTTATAAGCACGATGTACAAAGAGTTCATGGTCAGCGGGTACATACAGGTAGGACTTAGGTAAACCATCCATCTTCTCCCAATCTATCAGATAGGCTTGAAGCTCTATACCTATATTACTGTAGTTTCGTAGTAATCTATAGAAGTTTCCTTCATCATCCCTGTTAGTGGGGTATAGTAGGTATATGTTGAAGGTAGTATTTAATGTTGTGTTTTTCATTTCCCTATTCCATGAAACTAAATAATAGTTGTTGTCCTATCATAACTGCTAATTCTATATCGTCAGGACGTACAGCCCATTCTTTCTTACAACCAGCTTCTTTACACACACTATCCATGTCAACCCTAATATACATATCCAAAAAATTGCAATCTATAATTACTCCTGTTTTACCAATATCACTCTTGAATACACCAATATCTACAGCCGATGGCAGTGTCTTAACCCTATCCCCTACTTTGAATTTCATTTCTTTTTCTCCACATAACCCAACCCTTTGCAATTATCACAGGGATACATCCCTACCTTACCACCCACACCACCACAGTGCGGACACGGTTTGCCATACAATCTAAGATAGTTCTTATCATACTTGGGTTTATCCGCAGGCCATTTCATCTTTTCGTTAATAGTCATTTTCTACTCCGGCCACAACAAATGCCCCAAAATTACCCCTATCAATACACGAACAAATAAAGACACTCCACCAAGTACCCAAACCAGTATCATCAAACCAATCAGTATCCCTGCTTTTACTGCTCTACTTGGTTGGCCTATTTTTATCCCCAATCTATCGAATAGCCATCCTTGTGATAATGTCTTTTGTTTGGTAAAATATAAATACAAATCAAACCCACCAATAGCTATTAAAATCATTAATATTATCCAACTCATAATCTCCCTTTCAGTTTAAGGTTTGTTTTAATCGTCTGTACCAACTTTTGTGTTGACTTGGACTGTGGTTTTGAAAGTATTTTATTACTTTCATCCTTATTTAATCCCTCTTTCAATTTTTGTGTCCCAGAAATCATTTCAACCAGTGCTCTGTTCTTCAATAATATACTTGCTGCGACTACCGCTACTGCACCAACCAACCCAAACACAGCCATCCATAATGCAAATCGAGCAGTTGCTAAACTTAGAAATAATGTTACACAACCAAATAATGCTGCTGACGTACCAAGTTTTACCATACCCTGAAAAAAAGCTACAGCCCCAAAAGCAATAATGATAATAGAAACTGTCACAAGCCAGTTAGTCTGTCTTGCTGCTTGCCAAAGCTGATTAGCTGGTGTAGAAATGGATATTGTATTACCCCCTGTGGCCCCACCGCCTACAGGGAACATTGCACATCCAAGCAATGTTAATAAGACCAACCCCAATAGAATCACTCTCATTTTATTCTCCTTTCATAAATTGAAATGTAAGTTGTTCACCAATTTTCACTATATGTTCTATTTCTTTTGGAAGGTGTGGATAACCTTTCGTCCATGCTTCTTTACCCTCCCAATCGACCCGTATGTATGGAGCAGTAAACCTAACGATTATACCAACCCTATCACCCATACTCCAATCACTGGGGTCTTTTAGCTTTACTTCGTTCCCAATTTTGAAGTTATGTTTAGCCACTTTCCCCATTACTATATTTCCTTTTCAATTCGCTTTCTAATTTTATCGTGTTAATCTCCTGGTCAGTTAAGTAAGTAAATCTTCTGAGTAGAGTAATCGCCATGTGAACACCTTTACGTATCCTGCGGGTAACAGCTTTAACCCGCTTCTCTTTATTCTCGTACAGTAAATGGTGATTCTGAAATATTACTTTTTTAGCCATACTACCCCTTTCCGGCGACTCTTACGCCGCTCTATTTTTCCATAAAACCAAACGTTAACTGCTCCCCCACTTTAATAGTTGATTCAAGTTCTTGTTCAAAGAAAAACACAGGGTATCTATCACCATTAAAAAGAACATCATAACAAATTGTATTATCATATTCTTCTTCAAGAACTCTCTTTATAATCCCAATTTCCCCAATCCTCATAGTATTTGTACCGTAAGATTCCTGCATAATTTTCGGCATATTTAACCACTTTATAACATGAACCCTACCACCAACTTTGAATTTAGATTTCATTATAAGTAAGCCTCCAATTCTTGCTTAACAAAAGATTTTCCTTCGAGTCGGATTAGTTCACGAATATCTTTCGCCCCACTGAAAAGATGTATCACACAATCATATTCATATTTTAATATATGTTGCAGCCTTTCAGCACCATCTATCCCCACAGCATCGTTGTCTGGTATTATTATCACTCCTTCAATACCTCCCAAAACATCCTCAAGGAACTCCTCAATACCATCTGTGTGCCTACAGTGTGGACGTGCTACACCCTGTAATCCTAAATCCCATACGGAGATACCATCACTAAATCCCTCACAAATGAATATATAATAATCACCGATATGGTTATACGGATACATAAGCCCTAAACGGGAACCTGTAATACAACGCTTAGACCCATCTGGGAACCTACGTTGCACTCCACAAAACCCGCCCTCTCTGTGATACTCGGACAAATCTTCCCTAAACATTGGTATTGTGAAGCTACGACCATCAAACCCAACTTGCCATTCATCTAAACTCTTTGTACCTACATTTAATTCCTTAGCCAATCCCAACTTTAACAGTGGGAATTTCTGTAAATTATCATAACAACTTTCATTAAACTGTTTCCATCTTGTATCCAACCTCTTCCTATCAGCTTTGTATACAATGCAATTTGACAAATTTAATTTGCTCATTTGTTGTTTAGTTAGATACCCCTCGGCAGGACAAGCCCAGCATTTCCACCTACCATAATATTTATCTAATAGAGATATAGATAAATTGGGTCTAACAGTATCTTTATGATAAACGCAATAAGCCCATACTTTATCATGTTCTGTAAAGATGATATTTAATTGTTGAAAGTCTGAATCTCGCATATAATTCTATTCCATGAATGAGAATAATAGTTGTTGACCTACCTTAATAAGAGGCTCTATTTCAGAAGGGTACATTGAGCAAACCCAAAACTGATTTGATACCAGTTTAACTTCATAAGGACACACAGGGTGATTGTCTACTCTAATAACTTCACCAATCAATCCAACAATATCCTTGTCAGGAAACTTGACTATCCGTACTTTGTCACCAACTTTTAATTCCATATTAGAAATCCTCTGGCTTATCCTTAAAACTCATCCACTGTGAGATGAAGGCACACTCCACTGTGCCTACAGCCCCACTACGATTTTTACAAACAATTAATTCGGCTTCCCCACTATCCTCAGCATTTGGGTCTAACTGTTTGTCAAAATAACTCGGCCTATGTATCAATATAATCTTAGTAGAGTCATTCTCCATAGCCCCACTTTCACGTAAATCTGTCATACGGGGTCTTGGGTCTACTCTGGACTCTACATTGCGGTTAAGTTGAGAGAACGCTATAACAGGTATATTAAACTCCCTGGCTATAGCCTTTAGTTCCCTACTTATCTCTGATACTTCCTCCTGTCTGTTTACTACCTGCTTTCTCAAAGACATGAGTTGGAGATAGTCTACTATTAAACACGCAATAGGCTCATCCTTTTCAATAGTTTTAAGAATCTCCCTTATAGAATCCGGCACAACATACGAATCGTCATTGATTATAATGCTGTACTGAGATAGCTGTTCAAGAGCCACCTGAAACTTGGTTAACACTTGCTCAGTGGCATCCCCCCTCTTTATGCTTTGGTAGTCCACCTTAGCTAAGTTTGCTGCGAGTAGCTCCGTGATTTCTTCGCAGGGCATTTCCAGAGTACACAACAAACAAGCCCCTTCGTTGACTGTAGGTTGCCCTATATTCAATAGTATATCTCTTGCCATACTACTCTTGCCCATACCAGGGCGGCCTGCTATGGTTGACATCTCACCTTTACCAAAGCCAAGTATAAAACTATCTAATACCGTGATGCCTGATTTAACACCATCGAAAGGCTTGCCTATGCTCTCCTTAATATCCTGAATGTCTTTTCTAAGGTCAAAGAGTGGCAATTTACCTACTCCATAAAGGAAAATAATAATTGTTCATTTTTCTGCGGTAACTTTTTTATATTCTTCCACAGTGTTCTCCAAGTTTTACTTCGTTTTTCTGATGTAGGTAAGTAAATCTTTACTTGATGGTACAAATGGTCAATAACCGTTCCTTGTTTACCAATATCTTTACATGCTGCAGAACAAACATTATGTGCGTTGGGTGTATATCTAATTGTAGCCCCTATTGGAAACTTTAACCTATATTCTACGTCAATCATTTTCTTACTCCATAAAAGCAAATAGTAACTGTTGGCCTTTTGTTATTAGTAGTTCTACATCAGGCCAACGACATACAATACTACCACTTGTGGCACCGCTACAAGTAGATTGTGGTAAACTTACACGAACACAGTTGTCATATGCCTTAATAATTTTACCAGTTTTACCTTTACACTTCCTACAGTATCCAATGTATTTAATATTAGTACCAATAGGGTATGTTTTATCCATCATTTTCTTGCTCCATGTTTTCACGTTCCATTACCTTATCTCTAATTGACTTACCACATGGTTTAGGTTTCTTATAACTTGTAGGTTTACTATTGAACTTCCCTCTTTCGTTGAGAACCCATTTCATTGCTAACGGAGGCCAGTACTTTATACCATACCAATCCTTGCTCTCATACAATAAATAGCAATTTTCAGCCATAAACCTCAACTGTGTATCAGTGAATGAGTACCCCTTCTTTTGAGAGTAGTCTTTCATTACATCAAAGACGTCTTCTTCTGAATGTGGCTTAGACGGTTTGGACATAGATTATTCCATAAAGGCAAACAAAAGTTGCTTGTTCTTTTTTATCAATCGTTCTATATCAGACCAGACACACGTAATACTCCCACCCCTTGCACCACTACAATTGGAATGATGTAAAGTTATACGACACATATTATCATATGCCCTAATAACTTTACCAGTATGTTCACTACAGCTTCTACAACTCCCAATATATTTAACCTTTGTACCTATTGGATACTTTTTAGTAGCCATTATATCTCCATAAAACTAAATAGTAATTGTTTGCCCTTTTGTGACACAACTTTGAATAAATGTGGGCAGTATCCACCATTTCCCTGGTTATCATCCAGAGAATTTCTTATCCATTTCACAGAAAGATATTGAGTCCCGACACCTGTTACTACAGCAGTAGCCCCTACACCCGCAGCCATACCACTATCATCCACAAGTTCTACTATTTGTCCTACCTTAAACTTCATATTTTATTCCTCAAAATGGTATGCCATCATTTTTATCAACTTTAGGTTGTATTACATCTGGCCTTAAATAGAGATACTCAAGAACTTTACCAATACCAAGCTGTAGTTTAACCAAATCTGCTGGCTTAAAGCTCTTAGTACGCTTCCAAGTCTCCCCATCCTTGTATGACTTGTCTATTGTGATACTCTGAAATGTTCCTTTAGTGGTTTCATTAGCCCATATTGCTAACTGGATGCCACCACATCTTACTGTATGTTCTGGTTTACTACTACTCATAATATTACTCCTCATTCATAAACTCAAATAGTAACTGTTGGTTTTTTATTGCTAATATCTCTACATCTGTTATATAAGTAGTCCAAGGATGAGTAGAGTCATTGTAACAATGTAATGCTACGTGTGAATTTGGTATTACGATACGTACAATACGTGGATTTACCCATCCAACAATTTTACCTTCCTTACCAACATCTTGCTTAGCACTCCCTTTATATCTAATTCGAGTACCTATTGGGTATTTATATTTCATAATATGATTCCAATAAAGGCACAAGGCAAAACCTCTACCTCATGCCTTTTACTTACATAGACTATATATCTATGTACTCACCGTCTTCGTCTGGGTCTACGAATTTATCACGCTCGCACGGAAGGTCTTCTGTGTACAGACCATCCTCAGAGTGGAAGTCGCCCAGAACCGGCACGACCTTGCTGCTGTTGCGAGCACGTCCGGTATCTGTGTTGACCAGGTATGCTCTTGCCGAAGTATACTTGTTGCTCTTGATTGATGCCAGTTGATACTCCGTGCCATTTGCGTGCTCAAGTACCATCCCGATTGGGAATGTTCTTGTGAGACATGCCTGCACCAGCTCTGTTACAAGCTTTGCTACTTTTGGCTTGCTAAGGTCAATAGTGACCTTTTTGCCGTTTAACTTTACTTTCGTTTTCATCTGTGTCACCTTTCAAAAAATGAACTAACAATTTTACTTACACTTTCTGGATTGTGGGGGTATTTCCCGAAGGTACTGATAATGTGAACAAGAATATCGGGAGGATTAGCACTTGCTTTATGTGCCTTTTTATACTCATCAATAACCTGATTGAGTATCTTTATATTTTGGCTGTTAGGTATAGCAAGATTTAATCCTTTGGCTATCTGTTCCCATTTAATGCCCTCGGTACTGTCACCTACACTGGCAACTTGACCCCTTTTTGTAGTCTCCTTACGTTCCTCGTAGACATAATCAATGTACTTAGCCATCAGTTCAACAATTTTATCAACTCCATAAACGTCCTCCTCTGAACATTTTTCTATTAGTGATTTTAATATAGCTAATCTGCTTATTCTTAAATCTTTCTCCTTAAAAGCTGCAATCTCCTCTTTAGAATAATTTGACATAATACTACCCTTCCATAAAACTAAATAATAACTGTTCGCCTTTAACATAAGATAATGATTCTAATGGATACCAATAACCATAAATATTATGTGTCTGCAACTGATACCCATATTTTTCATCCACTTGAACTATTGTATAAACTTTACCTATTGTATTGTCCATCTGACCACTATTCCAAGACACACCATTCCAATATTTAATTTTTCGGATAACTTTAACCTTTTGTCCGACCTTAAACTTTTCATGCCATTTCATTATATAAACCCCTATATAGTACTTTGTACTTATACTTAGTGCTTTATATTGCGTCCCGCATATATTAGCACTTAGGTTATAAATACTATAGCCCTTTTTACTTAGTACGGAATCGGTTGTATTTTTACGCCCTATAATAAATAAATCTCAGAAAAATCTTAAATTTATCAAAGTTTCTCTTACACCTGTAACGATTGTATCAGTTATGCCTAAAACTTAGTGTGAATATTGCCTAACTCGGCATCCATATCTTTGAAGCGGTCAGTATATCTAATACCGTCTCGTATTCTTTTGTAACTATTTCGTAAAGCAAGAGCGTTGTTAAATTCCCTGGAATGGTTTTTACTAAGGGCTTTTATGCGTTGCCTCACAGTTGTTAGTGATACCCTTTGTCTCTTTGCAATGGTTTGCAATGAATAGTTTTGTGCAAAAAGAACTAATGTTATTATTTGTTTTGTAGTCATATAACTACTCCATAAAATTGAATAATAACTGTTGGTGGTTAGGTGTAATTTTGGATGCCCAACTTTGATATATAGCTGTTTCTATTCCTTTGGTATTTTTCACCCATATAACTGGGTCACTTACGTACTTGGAGTCGACACCTAAGCGTGTAACTACACATTTTTCATTTCTCTGTAAGGCACCGCCATACCATGTCGCTACATTTGTTAATACAACCTTATCATCTACCTTAAAAAACTGCATTTTTAGCTCCTAACCGACAATAAATTAAGTAACTGCTTAACAAGACAAAATTGTCTATTCTTGTTAGATAATTGCTTAACAGGTTAGCTCCTCTTGAGTAGCACAATATTCACATACACGCACACCAAATCGTTCTATAACCTGGTGGTCTTTCGGTATTATCTTATCACACACATAGCACTTTGCAGGGGGCTTTTCTACATTGGCTGCAAAGAGTACCGAAGCACATTCATTACAGTATAAATGATTATCGTCCCCTGCATAATACCTCAAACTATCCCCTTTTTTCATTTCGTCTGTTCTCTTACCACATTCGTGACAGAGAAAGAGTATAATATCACCGTTTGGTAGTTTACTGTAATCTATATTTTTATTATCAGAGTGTTCTCTTACTTTTTTAAGATTCTTATCTACTTTGCAAGACCAGCATATTTTCTCTTTACTGTTTTTGATTTTATATAACAATGTATCTTTTTTCCATCTTTTGCATACACTACACATGTCATAGCTTGGGTAACTTCGGGCAACTAATGTTGTTACTACGGTTGATACAGGGGGTAATGAAGCATACCTTTTTGGCTGCATACTATTTACTACTTCCTCTGTAAATTTTACGCTATTCCATAAACCCTTGATAGAGACATACTCCCAATTAGTATGAGGTTGGTAGTATCCACAGGATAGATTAATACAAGAAATTCCTACCCTATCATCCCATAGTCTCATTACATCTGTAACAGTACCAGTAGCATTCTTGTATCTATACTTCTTTTTTATCAACCCAATCTCAGAGGAGAATTCGTGGGATATAGTTTTCTTACTCCAATAAGTTTGAATGAAATCTCTACTCCCCCTTCTGTCTAACTGTATTAGGTATCGACAGTTAGCAAAGAATCCTTTATCTATGGCTCTACTGCCAGCACACCCTTTTTCTTCTCTTGAGAAAAATACAACCTTTATTTGCGGTACTGTCTTTAATAGGTACAAACATGCAAATACACCGCATTTATCGTCTCCACCTACACCTACTCTCTCTTTACCATTTAATGCAAACAATGTATCGTTATCATCTATATCTTGATATACATTAAAATTAGGCACAAAACTGTGCACAGTGTCCATATGTGATACCACACAAGGGTAGGTTTTTGCCTTACCTTTTGTAACAAGGATATTTCCAGCAGCGTCAATAGTATAGGGTAACTTTAGTTTTCTAAGTTCTTTATCGAGATACAGTACCATCAGTTTTTCGTTCTCACTGTTTGTTTGTACTCTAAGCACATCAATTAGTTTTTGAAACCAATAAGCATCCATTATGAAATCTCCATAGCAGTTTCAATAATTCTAAATGCTTTTGTTAAGAGCTTTTGCCCCACTTTATGATGTTTACGCTCAAACTTCACAGATGCTTCTGATATACAGATAAGGGCATTCTCAACACTATCGAGGCGATTACAAGCCTCATATCCCAATTCCTGTATTCGTTGTGGTACGATATGTTTATCAAGTTTTATTCTGAATAGTTTTGTAAATTCATTCATAATTTTAATCCATAAAATTGAATAGTAGTTGCTGGTTTTTAGATATAGGCAATGCCCAACTTTTGTATATGGCTGGTACCGCTCCGTCAGTTCTACGTACAAACATTATCTTGCTGCTACATCCCATTTTAATGACTACGCATTCTTCCTGCCATCCAGGTGTTTTTACCATAACCTTATCACCTACCTTAAAATTCATTTTATACCCCCGAAGTCAAACGCTAATTGCTTTTTATTAGGTAACTTAAAATCCTGTTTTATATAGTACTTATTATTAAACTTTTTTAGATACTTTCTGTTGTTAGGTGTATCCACTATAAACTCACCAGTAGTAAGTTTAATAAGCCCCGACCTTTCTGTAAAATATCTCTCCTGATACTGAATTTCATCTAATGCCGGATTACAGATGAGGTCGTATGCTATTATTGCGTGTTCTTTCGGTATTATATCTCCTTCTCTTGTTACTGTTACATAAGGTACCCAGTTTTTAGATAAATCTTGGTGAAAGAACACTGGTTGCTTTGCAATCTCCTTATTCGCTTCTTCCCGATTATAATTTATAAAACATTGTGAAATGTGATACCATTTATCATGAAAACAAATAATATTATTGTCAAGCTTATGGTATATCTCATCTTTAATGTATACAACATTAGATTTATATATATATTCTTTATATTTGGGAGATTGTATGGCTTTACTTTTATCTATTACATTGTTAGTGAAAATCTCGGTTACAGAGTTTTCTTTAAGTATATACTTATCGTTTGCTGCTTTTACTATTAAATCATCAAAAATACTGTAGTAAGCACCGTCTATATTTGCAATATTTCTTTTTAATACATATCCATTGTATCTTTTTACTTTAACAGCGTCTTTCTTAGATATGTAGTTACCACTAATCGCCTCTCGTACCCTATTGGGGTCGAGTTCTGGATAATACCCACCATTACTTTGATTAGTTAGGTGTATAAGACAATCTGTATGTTTTATCATATGAATAATACTGTTTGGTGTACTTGAGGCAACAAGATTATCTTTGTAATACAGGAACCTAAATGTATCAGTATAGGGAAAGTGGCACATATTTGTTACATCTATATTATCTATATAATAACCACTTTTTGCATTTCCAGGGCTGGTTGTCTGATAAGCTTTCCAGTTATTCTCCTTTGCCAAATCATTGAATAAAGATACAAGATGTTCTGATTTGGTGTATACTCTATCTAAATATGTAAATGAGGTTTTGAGTTGTATGGACTTAACATTATCCCACAGTAAAGCACGGGCATGTATTTTATGATTATCGTCTGTAACTACAACAATTTTCACATTATTCTTAATATAAAAATTTAATGACCTTTGGTGTTCCTTTGAACGCATACAACTCTTGCCGAGATTGCCAACACCTGAGGCAAAATAATTACTCTGTAAATAAGCATATCTTATTTTGTTTGATGGTAATATTACTATTTTTAGACTCAAACTACCTTCTTCTTTATGTAGTATAAATGCTATAAGTTTTCCAACATCAGGGGGCGAAAGAACTTTGTAATATAGAAAATTCTCCAAAGAGTCGTCACGGGAGTCGCTGTACCCATCCCTATATGTAACATCAAAGCTGCTAGGTTCAAGGGAGTGTACTATTATAGCTTTGCTTATTTCTGGAACAAGTGAGGAATTTTTTTTGTATTCTTTATTGTACTCTTTTAATATTTTAACGAAATTATATTTTTTATATTTCGGCATATTGTTACAACTCCTTATTTAAGGGTTACTTATAATAGCCCCAATACGGTTTGAGCATATATCCCTCCCCTGTGGCAAGGCCAACAAGCTACGCTGAGAATGGAGTATTTTATCCTCTATGTCCATCATAAAGTTTACACATAATATTTTCTTTAGTTTTTTTGCTAATAAGCCCATCTTCGTATAGTATACAAACCGCTATATCTAAAAACTGGACTGAATAATCGTTCTGACAAATGCAACATTCGTTAAAAGGAGTATTACATCCGTTTACTATTCTCGGAAGGATTTTATTCAGTCTCTTGAAGTAAACATTCATATCTTGTTTGATATTAAATGATTTTTCAATATCTTCAGTAATCACTGTGTGTGTTGTCGTCATTTTATACTCCTTAAATATATTTTCAGTTACCTGTAATAGCCTGGGCAGGACTCGAACCTGCATTACTCCCCTGAGAAGGAAGCGACCTATTCCATTTAACATCTTTAGTCTACCAGGCCGACCAGTAATTATAGGACAGAGGATATGTGCTTACTACCCAAGCCCTTATCACTGGTTAACTATATCATCCACTGACAATATAGTGTGTTACTTTTGTGCCCAGGTGATGGTTACTGCAACCGGAACTACACTTCTTTCACAAAGGTCGTCTTCTACATCTCCGGTAAGTGAGTTTATTCCAGCTTGGTTACACTCACAGGAATCGACCCTTTGCCATAACTCCCCATCCATTATGAAATAGTCCCCATCGGCTAAATCATCGAATGTACCCCCCCTTGCAATATCCTTGGGGTTTGGTATTACTTGTGTTTTCTTTACAGGTTTCTTTGCCATTTCTTGTCCCCTTATTAAATAGTGTTTCTGGTTTATTTTTAATCTTCTTTGTTTGGTTTCAGTTCGCTTCCCGTAATCATATTTTGTCCCTTTCAAAAAAGTTAGTATTTCTTTGAAATACTCGTGTTATCACAAGATAACACTAATAAAATGGTTTAATTATCCGAACGTTTCTTGAAATAAATCATTGGCTTTTTGTACTTCTTTTATTGCGTACTCATAGTATAAACGAGCAGGGATAGTGGAAATACCAGTAGCTCCAGGAGCTAAATCCACTAACATATTGATATAAATATCTTCATGCGTTGCTATATCATCGGGGGTTAGTTTAGTGAATGTTATATTATTGTGATAACTCATAGTTACCTCCTAAGATAATCTATATTCCTGTATCCATACTTTGCCACCAATAGAACGTGCAGCTTCTATAGTTTCTGTGGCTTTTTGCTTGTCTATAAAAACACCCAAATCAAATTTATCTGTACTTTTGTTTAGTTTACACCAAACAATGTATACTTTATCTACTATAGTTTAACCCTCTATTTGTTTTAGCCACTGTTCTTTTGATTCATAATACCAATAAGGCGGGAGGTGGTCAAACGCAAAATTTTGTAATTTACATAATCGGTGGTATAATAATTTGTTTCCTGTCTCTGCTTTAACACATAACCAAGTTTTGCACTTCAAGCATTTGACCGTACAACCAAAAAAGGAGTAGTGGTCTGTATTTTCATTGTCCCAACAGCCCGTGCAGCACAAACGCTCCTTCCCCATAGGATAAGTCTCACAGCATAACCTTTTATTTTTGGTGTGTATTTTACAAGGGTTATATTTTTTAATCAACCTATCTGCAATATCATATATGCGGTCATATAATGCAGATAATTCTTTGGTGGATAACTGTTGTGGTTGTATTGATGTAAGTTTACCCCCTATGGGTATTTGTTGCGTTTGTGTCGCCATTTTATCTCCCTGATTTTAATAATCTTGCACGTTCTTTTTTAGCTACATAACTACCCGCATCAAGTTTAACAAGCTGTTGTTTATTACTACGTGCTTTTCGTAGTTTTAATCTTGCGTCAGCTTCTTCACATTTCTTCTCTTTGTGCTTGTCTGCTATCGCATGGCTGTACTGTTTTCTTATTGTCATAGTTTACTCCTTAACAAAATATAGCGTAGTAAATTACGTAAAACCAACCACATAAGGCGTGCAAGATAGCCAATAATATCGAAGCATTTTTTGTCCATGACAATACTATGGCTAACACAACACCTATAATCTCTATTGCACAAAGGCCGTTGTTACTTTCGTTTGCCATTTTATTTCCCCCTATTAAGTTTATCCGGTAGTAAGCTCTCGTATGGTTCAGCTGTGATATTCACCTGTTCTCCGCACATCGGACAGCTTTGTCGCTCACTGTCTATCCAAACATGGCCACACAAACACTCAAACTCGTACTGCATAATTTACTCCTCTGCTGCTACGTCAAAAGCGTTCACTATTTCTTTTACAGTCTTAGCAGAATCTTCCATATCAGTTGGTATAATCGTGTTTTGCTCATATACTTTGGCTGTATATAAGCCCATAGCAAATGAAAGAATTGCTATTTGTTCTTTTGTTAATCTTACAATCATTTTACCCCCCTTTAATTATGTGCCCAGCGTAACCCCCGCCTGGGTGATGTGATTGACCTTTGCGTTTAGATAACCGTCTGCCAAAGTCCTTGGAATGATTACGAAAACAACGTAGCATATATGTATGTTCCTGTTCTGCTGTTGTATTGTAAGGTGTATCATCTGCTTGTTTAACTTTGGTATCATACTGTTTAGGCTTATACGGCAAGCCGTGTAGCTTATCGTGTTTTAGCTGTTGCAGTCTGCGGACTTGTTCGCTTAAATTAAACACATGAACTCCTTTATTTTATTTTTTAGTGGGATTTGGGCAAAGATATAGAATAAATATTACCGCCTTTGCCGGTACCCCGATACCATATTGTTTGTAACCAACACCACTGTCCAGTTCTTAATTTTACAGGATACCAGGCAAACCATCGATGGTCGCCGCAATAATCCCTGTACCATTGTTGTTTAGTTTTACCCCACATCATAATTTATACCCTCTGTATAGAATCCGGTTTACAACCAAACAGTTTCAATGCTTTGGCCTTTACATCCTGCAAGGATATACCATGCAATACGTGGGTTTTATATACATAGTATCGTTTCCCATTATAATTTTTCCATCGCAGTTTATAGCGGTTCAATACCGTATCACCTATTGTTAGTGAGTACATGGTTTACCCCTTAAACGCTTTTCTCTCAATACCTACCTTGTGTTCCTCTTGCAGACGTATCCATCGGTATCGTGATTGAGTGTAACGTCCCTGTTGTTTTAGTGCCGCTCCCTCATCCTCGGCTTGCTGGTCTATTTCGTCTTTGTTGTACATAATTATCCTCTTAATTTAACAATACCCGCACATGGACTATATACTCGGTATGTAGCTTATCTTCGGTATATAGCCCATGAACCGTTATTGTCAATATTGACGTTTTAGGCTTTAACTTTCTTTAAGTCGAACGCCGAGGCCTTGACGGTGCTACCGCTGTATCTATCCATCAATACTTCCACTCCCGCTGTGATGGCCGTGATAACAGCATCTCTTTGCTCTTTGGTCAATCGGGTTCTAAGGTTCCCTAACAGCGATAAATCCTTTATCGTCTTGTTGACTCGCAGGTTCGTCAAGTGGGTAGTTTGGCAAGGCGGGCATCTTGGCGGTGATACTGTTACATCACCGTTATCAAATTCCGACTTTGTAGCATCATACTTGGCTTGACAGTCGATGCACTCACTCTTGACAATACTCATTTTTGTCAGTGTTCTTTCGATTTTCTTTTTTCCTGCCATTTTACAATCCTCTCAATAAAACAATATTGTTTTTCTCGTTTCACAAAGTCCGTTTTTATACGATACATATTAAGTTGTCAATGAACCAACCTATACAAAGTATAACACATAAATCAAAAAATGCAAATTAAAAGTTTATTTTTCCTCAATAAATACCCAGCCGAGTTTTTCGATAGCTTCTAACATCGCAAGTTTTTCGTCCGTTTCGTCTAAAATAATTTCCTCATTACCATCATAATCATTGATTAGCTTATATTTATTCATTTTTTTAACCTTTCTAAATAATCCCGATACGCTTGTTTTGCTTGTTGTATTGTCATACTACCTTGTTTAACCAACATTTCATACCTTGCCTTTTTCTCGGTCTTATTATTTGGTAAACCGATTGACATTTTGCTTATCCCAATAATCCCATAGTTTTGTCTCATTACTTAGTCTAAACAATATGCAGCTATTCGTAGTCAATACAAATTGACAGTATTGCTTGCGATAGCAGTTATCACAAATAATACGCCACTTAGTCTGTTCTTGTTCTTTAGTCCGTTTTCCCTGCTTCATTATCAAACCCTTAGCACAAACAGCAGTATGCCAATACTATAAGCAATAGCATCGACTTAGTTGGTATGTTGTCAAATAGTCCGAATTTCATTTTTGTTATCCTCAAATCATTTTAACTTACCCTACAACCAAAGTATAACACATTATCAGGGAAATGCAAGTAAAAAATAAAATATATCTTTATATAACTTATTGAAATGTTAAGTAATTAATGAACACGATATGGGCATATAATAGGATAAGGGATAAGTGGTATAAGTGGTGTAATAATGGTATGTTGTAAGGTTGATACAAGTGTGTTAAAGACCACAACCCCCACAAGTGCTACAACCGGTAGGACTATCATAGGTGCACCATTGTATATCGGACGTTATAACAAGTCAAAATTAAAAGCCCTACGATGTTGTGTCCAGCTCTCCTGAATGTCGTCTAAAGCATTACGTAAACTATCTTGTGTTACTGGTGTTTCGTCGGCACGCACAAGTTCGCAGGCTGCCCCCTCACTATCCGCAATAACATCGGTACTGATGCTTGCAGTATAGAAGGTTATAACTCTATATTTTGCCATTTTGCACCTCACTTTCTATGTATAGTATAGCATACTATCGACTATAATGCAAGGATAAAATAAAATATACCTTGCCTATGTTAGATAATCAACTAACAGGCTTAGTGGATAGCTCTGCTGTTAGATAGATGGTTAACAGCCACCTGTAATGATTATAACGATTGTAGCGGTGGGTGGGGTAGCCTGGTTATGAATAGAAGGGTAAGGGGAGGTGCATAGACTACTAAAACTATAACTATATTTTCCAATATTTACTGTCCTATACTTAACTTGACATAGTCCGATTTCGTAAATAGTTTATACAATTAAACCCTATAATATCGTACATACTTGTACTATTCTCTGCCATAATATGGGACTATAATATATGGCTGATTCATATGTGTGGTGTATTATAGGATAATATAATCAATACTAAATTAAAAGTATCTTGACAATACAATAGTCTATAAAGAATTAGAAATATGGACTACATTAGAGAAGTATATCTTAAGAACATTATAAAATATATTAAAAATTTTATCTCTTTATACAATATATACTTATGAATACTTGTATAATTTTATGTCAAGAAGTGTTCTTGGAAACTACAACTGGTTACGTACTAAGTAAAAGGGGACAAATATGATATACTAATATAACCACAGAAGATAACGCTGCTATCCTATAGTCGCAGCGTAGTTGCTAAAGCAACTATATAAATGAAATTAATATTATGATGTATACTACCTAAGTGCCTTGATAAACAAAGTTATATATGGCACTAAATATATAGAATGTTGTATCAATGTGAGATTCTATTTATTAGGGAGTAAAAATGATTAGGGAAAATAAAGACCGCCCTCCAAATCCTTACTATGAAATGGGTGAAAATATAATGGTTGAAGATGACTATTCTGAAGAGTCAGGTGCAGATTTAGTTTATAATGAAAGAGATTAAGTTGGAGACAGAAAGTGGAACAGTTTAAGAATTGGATTGAAAGACATAACAAAAAGAATTGGTCATCTGAAGGTTATGAATGGGATGTGATGGAGGAAGCTTGGCGAGCAGCATTAGAGTGGATTTTAACTCATAAAAAGCCTATTAAGTATAACGACTACAAGTTTGATTATATTAAGACAGATGTCATAGAAGAGGAATTAAATGCCACGTCCGAAAAAAGATGTTAATGCGGCCTTTGCCCTCGTAGCTAAGGATTTACTTGAAAATAATCAAAGTGTGGCTGATATTGGGGCTATAGTAGGTGCGTTGGGCGAGGACAGTTTGAAGTGGCTAAAAGACCTTAAAGCCGAATGTACTACGATAGATGAGTTCATTGAGATTGCTCGGCAACGTGCTGATATTACTCTTATCGTGGCAGCGGTTAAATGTGCTCTGGGCTACGAATATCAGGAAGAAGATAGAACCTACCGGAATATACTTAATAACAGAGACGAAACGGGTGCTCCTGTGATGAAAGAAGTGGTTGATGGTAGGAAAGTCAAGATTAAGAGGGCATTGCCTAATGAGGCTTTATTGAGGTTTATCCTTAAATGTCGCCTCCCAGAGTACTTCCAGGATGTGCAGAGGGTTGAAGTTAATAAGAAAACGATTGAAATTAAGGAATACACAGAGGCAGAAATTAGAAGATGTGCGGGTAAATTGTACGAAGCAGTTATTCGTGAGACAAATGAAAAGTAAAGTATTTGATACACCGGAGGGGTTTTATAAAGCAATACCTACTCAAATACAGGAAAATATAAAGTTTCGGATTGAGTTGCATAAGATACTTGCAACAGACAAAACCCTACAACAGATATTCCTTGAGTTATGTAGAAGGTATTACCCCATCTTTTTTTCGAGCACGGCGTGGACGTTAAATCCACAATTAATGCCTGGGGAGAGGAATCAGCCGTTTATACTACGGCCAGCACAGATACCGGCAGTTGAGCGGCTGAACTGGTGTATAGATAATAAACGGGATGTGGGAATTGATAAAACTCGCAAACAGGGAGCATCTGAAATTTGTGCTAAGCTTTTTGTTGCAAAATGTTTGTTAGAGGAGCTTTCTCATTTTATTTTAGGGAGTAGAAAAAAAGAACTCGTTGATTGTGCTGGCGACCCAACTACATTAATGGGAAAATGTGATAATGCTCTTGATTTTCTTCCATCTTGGTGGAAAAAAAGATGTGGTTATGATGTAAAAAATTGTAGAAAAGATATGCAAATAGTAATTCCAGAGACAGGAAGTTCAATACAAGGGGAGACTACGAATGAAAGTTTTTCAGCAGGTAGTCGGGCTTCGGCTATTTGTTTGGATGAGTTTGGAAGGGTTGAAAAAGCCACAGCAGACGCTATTGAAGGTTCAATCCATGATGTGGCAGATTGTGTTATATATTCTTCAACTCATTGGTTGGGCGTAAATCACACGTTTGCCCGTTGTATTAATAAAGAAACAACTGAGGTAATCCGGTTATTGTGGTATGACAACCCAATTGAAAATTATGGTTTATATCAAACAGAATTACCTGGTGAGGTTAATCTTGTTGATGAGGATTGGTGGTTGGAGAAATATCCTGAATTAAAAGAATACGTGGAGACAGAATGAAAGCCAAAATATGTAAAATTTGTCAAAAAGAAAAGTTTTTATCAGATTTTTGTAAAAGTGGTAAATATTATAGAAGTTATTGTAAGCCTTGTGCGAGTAAGCAAGCAGGTAATTATAATAAGAAACATCGTGATAGGATTGCGAAACGGCAGTTTGAGCATCGAAAAAAGAACCCAGAAAAATATAAAATTAAAGACAGAGAAAGTCAATTAAAAAAGTATGGTTTAACCCTTTCTGATTTTAATAAAAAGATAGAGTTGCAAAAAGGTGTATGTGCGATATGTGGTAAACCCTCTATTGCTAAAAATCAGTATGGTGCGAGAGTATTAGACGTAGACCATAATCATTTGAATCAGCAAGTTCGTGGACTATTGTGTGCAAGGTGTAATACTGCAATAGGATTATTAGATGTTGATATTTTTGGTGTCTTAAACTTAGAAATGGCTATTAATTATATTAATAAATATGCGGTTGGTAGTAGAAAAATTGCCTGAAAACTTACGGGGGCTCTTTGTCGCTGATGCTCTGAAAGGTATTCCATCCCCTTATAGAAGCCCTTGGTTTGACTTACAAGAACGTAAAAGGCGAGGGAATAAAAGAGACTTTATTTGTAACGTTTGTGCGAATCCGCTCGGAGCAAGTGACGCCCCATTTGACCACACTGTTCTTGAGGAGATTAAAAACAAAGACATTTGTGAGCCTGATTATAAGGGCGAACTGTATATTTCCCAGTATTCCAACGGTATGATGAATACTGAGGATATACGATATGTACCAGGAATAATGGGTAGATTACAATGGTGGGGAAAATTACCATTTGGTAGGCCGGAGCAACGACATAATTATATTATTGCGATTGACCCATCATATGGTTTGGGCTCTGCTAACTCAGCCATAATGATATATGATAGAAATGCCTACGAGCAAGTAGGGGCATGGGCTGATGCAAACACCAAACCAGAACAGTTGGCAGATATAGTTGTAGGTATGGCCTTTTGGTGTGGAGGGATACAACCCACTTATATCATCTGGGATGCTGGTGGTGGTTGTGGCACTATGTTTACTAACAGATTAGTATTTCACAGATACCCTTATATTTATACCCAACGTAGGGAGGATTCCAAAACCCGCAAACAAATGAAAAAATGGGGGTGGATTGGTAACGCAAAGAAAAAAGACGACCTGTTAGGGGAGCTTGCAATAGCATTAAGCGGTGGCCTAAATGATGATATAGGTGAGTATAAATCAATTATAATTCACGATAAAGACCTATTAGATGAATTATTTGATTATGTGTTTAGAGATAGTGGAGTTGGTGCTGTAGTTTCTAAAAAGGCAGATTTAAGCACTGGTGCTTTGGAAAGGCACGGTGACAGGGTTATAACTGCTGGGTTGGCAGTATTAGCCTGTAAAGAGCAGTTAAAAGGTAATTGGGAGAAAGCTGAGAATCCACCCGTTAATAGTTTTCAGGCCAGATATAACAAAGTGCAGGAAGACGAAAAGAAGGAAGCATTTGAAGTGCGGAGATATTTATTTTAATTATTATGCAAAATTGGTATGAAAAAAATATTGAACCAGAAGTACGTTCTATTGTTAAGTTGTTAAGGGATAATGGTGTAAATACAGAATGTTCTTGTGGGCATAAAATGTATGTTCAATGTCAATATAGGCATGAGGGGTTTTTGAAAGAAGTGGATTATCTTTTGTGCCATGCTGGTTATAGAAATTATGAGATAACTGCCTATATAATTAGAGAACAGGGGCACATTAGGCATTTTATAAATATACAATTAAGAGAGAATAATGCCAAAGACTAAGAATTATCTTTATAACAATGGTATAGGTGACGATAGAAGTTTTGAAGTCCGTGTCCAAAAATTGACAAAAGCGTGGCAAAAACGGCAGGAGGAACCTCTCAGAAAGAGGCAGAAATTGTTGGCTTTGTGGGCAAGTGGTTTCTTTGACGCTGGGTATGGTCGGGAACATCTTATTAACCTCATCGACCGAGGTGTGTTCACTATAGTTCCTTATCTTGTAGAAGGCAATCCTAAAATTCTTGTTGAGACAAAGATAGCGAATTGTAGACCTTGGGCATTTACCACTCAGTTAGCACTAAACTTCATTCTCGATAAAATAAACTTCGCAGAGAGAACCCTAATCCCCGCTGCCATAAACTCTATGTTTGGTGCAGGTATCACCAGAACTTTTACTGAGTATGACAGGGTTATAAATCTTGATGATAATGCCATAAAATATGGTAAAAATGTAATACGTGTTATTGATGATGCTGATTACATAGGAGATGTAGCGGCTAAGACAAGAGATGATTTTATTATCGAGGGGGATATTTACAAACTTCCTACGGACTATGCCAAAGATTTATATTCCAAATTTGCAGATGATATATCCTCTGATTGTAAATTGACAAGTGATTACCACCCCGATAAGATTGCAAATGGGGAGTGGGATATAAATAGATTATCTTTAAGAGAATATACATCCTTTATAGACTTATATTTATATGATGAGGGTATTACCATTACCATAATGCCTTATGGTAAGGCGGCCAAGGTTCTTCATACTGTTGAAGAGGATGGCCCTGGGGGTACACCTTATGACTTCTTAGGGTACAAGTTCTTCCCAGGCACTACATATCCAATACCCCCAGCGTGGGCGTGGCACGATTTGGATGTTACAATGAATGTGCTTGCTAAGACCGCAAGGGAGCAGGCCGAGAGCCAAAAAGACATAATTGCAGTTACGCCACAGAGCAGGGAATTTGGTAAAAAGATTGTAACAGCCAAGAACCTTGATGTTTTAGAAGTAGACAATCCAAAAGAGAGTGCCGTTAAACTTTCGTTTGGCGGGGTGAACCCAGAGAACTATAATTGGATGAACTTCGCAGAACAATCATTTACTAAGACAGGGGCCAGTTCAGATGTTCTTGCGGGGAGGGGGTCACAATCTCCCACATTGGGTCAAGAACAGATGGTCTTTCAAAATGCTTCTCGTATTGTAAATAATATGCACACTCGTTTTCAGGGATTTATGACGAGTATTATAAATAAGTTGGCCTATAAAGTATTGCAAGACCCGTCTGAATATATACCACTAATGCACCATATACCAGGTGTGGGTGATTTGCCAAAGGTGTTTTCTTCTGCTGATAGAGTTGAGGATTTCTATTCTTTTGTGTTTAAGGTTATGCCATACTCTACGCAGAGGACATCACCAGAAGTAATGGCTCAGAAGCTTATGGGCTTTATGACTCAATGGGTATTGCCAACATACCAGTTTGCTGCGGCACAGGGTGCTGAACTTGATGTGCCTACTGTTACAAGAATACTTAGTGACTATATGGGATTTGAGAACTTTAACCAATTCTACCGTACTGCAATCCCCCATGAGTTGGATGGCGTGGGTTATATGATGGAACCACTTGGACAGCAGCAGCGACCTAAAGGGCCGAATGTAGGTAGCAAGTCCCCTGGACAACAGAATGATACTTTCGGAAGTAGCCCTCAATCGAGAACTGCTAATATGAATCAACAGCAAAAGCGAACAACCAGTGCAGGGGGTCAGACTAAATGAAAAAGGGGTTTAGGTTTATAACCGTACTAATGATTATTGCAATAATTACTGTAGTATCAAGTATAGGTTTTGTAGTAGTAAATGAAATTTTTGGTTTTGATTTACCATTACAAAATGTAGTTCAAATTAAGGTTGTTAGTACTGAGATAGATTGGTATACAGGTGAGTTCGCTGAATGGCAGGGAACGGGGATATTTATAAGAGATGATTTAATTCTTACAGCGGGTCACCTTGTTGATAATATATCTGATGCTAATGTCTCTACTGTTGATGGAAAAGAATATAAAGCGAAATCTTGGTATTTAGAAACGGAGGCAGATATTGGGTTTATTGAGGTTGATACGAATGATGTTGAATGTACACTATCTTTTGATAATGCTAAACTTGGTGAGGAAGTGTGGGCATATGGAAATCCATTTGGGGTTTTTCCTGTTTTAACTAAAGGTATTATATCTGCTATTGGTATGCACGACAATCATACCAACACTAAAAATATGATAATTACTGATGCTGCTTTGAATGGTGGAAACTCAGGGTGTCCTATTTTTGATAAAAATGGAAATATATTAGGTATATTTGTTTGGCATTATATCTTTCCTGCCACTGAGGGAATGAATTATCTTGTTCGAGCAGAGGTTATTGAAGCGGTACTTGAAAAGTATGATGCTATTAAGTATCTTGAGGGATTAGAGTAATGCCGTTGACAAGAAAAGGTCATAAGATAAAGAAAGCAATGGAAGAACAGTATGGTAAGGAAAAAGGGGAGGATGTTTTTTATGCTTCTCAGCAAAAGAAAACTATAACTGGTACGCACCTAAAGCGGAAGAAGAAACATGGCTGAAAAATATACTCCGGAGATGACTTTAAAAAACTTACAGGATTTTGCTATTCTTAATATGGACAAATACCGTGAGTTTATGGTGGGGCGTAAAAGACTTAAAAGAAAGAAAAGATGAAGATTAAAAAGTCCTTCGGGGACAAAATTTATATTGAATGGATTGATGCTTATTCAACAGATGGGTGGACTACTTCTGAAAAGGCAATGGAAGAATCTAACAATGCTTTTTGCAGAACAAATGCTTTATATCTTGGAGAGAGTAAAAATTTTATTATAGTATCTCATACTCAGGGCGATACAAAAGATAATAGTGTAATGGGGGTACTTAATATTCCGAAGAAATGGGTTAGGAGAATAAAATAATGGCAGCAGAGTGTAATGTGAGTATTATTGCAGATGTAACTGGATTGGGTGAGGGTTTGCAGTTTCTTGAGAAGTTTACAGTAACAGGAACAATCATAAAGGCAGTTCTCAATAGACAAATTCAGGCAACCACCAATACTGCTGAGGCTTTGAATCTCTGTGGGATAAGTACGGTAGAACTGGTTATTATAAAAGCAACATCTAATGACCTTCTTATAGATGTAGATTGTGCCAATGCAGGTGCATTTGCTGAAACCCAATCTGTTGCTGAGGGAGAGTGTCGGATTATAAAACCAGATGGTACTGATGATATATTTATAAAGAATGAGGATGGTACGGAGGTTTGCACAGTTGACTATCTCATAGTGGGGTCGGCGTAATGATTAAAAGAGTAATCAGTGATATAATAACAGTATTTGTTATTGGTTATATTTTTTGGCCTCTTTGGGTATTACCAGCAATTTTTATAAAAATTTTGGTGTTTAATTCTTAGTGGGGGTTAGCGGTGGCAACTTATGTTGTAAGAGCATATTGTCCTAAATGTGACAAATATTTCAAGCATATTGGTAGAGGTAGTTATGGTGATTGTGGCCTTTGTGGAACTATTTTAGTTGGGAAATGTGTTGAAAAATATTCTGTCAATGACCCCAATACAAAAAAAGAAGTAGTAAACATTGCTTACGGGGAAAATCCCCGCTATTCTGTTACGCTTGGGGTTTCAGAAACTCAAATTGAAGATGCAAGAAAATTATCGCCCCAATGTGATTGGAAAAAATTTGGTCACAGTTACCGCCCATTAATAAAAAATCGTGCTGAGAAGTTGAAACTTATGAAGCAGTGTAATTATGAGGAGTTCTCTCCTGATGATTTTAAGGGGAGACAATAAAATTTTTTAAGGAGACAGTTAGATGAAACCAACATATAAGAACATTATAGTTAAGCAGTTATCTAAAGACCAACTTGGAAAGATTGTGATGCCTGATGTAGTTCAGGATGTTTGGTTAAGGGGTAAAGTTATTAGTGTTGGCCCAAAAGTAGAGGAGGATATTAATGAGGGGGATATTGTGATATTCCCTCCCGCACCTCCGCACTTAGGAGACTACCCAGTCATAGGGGATGAAGGTTATATTATAATAAGTGAGAATATGATTTTAGCTTTGGAAGATTAAAGGAGATAGAAAATGGAAGAAAACAAATGTACTGTATGTCTTTCTGAGGGATTCAAGTCAGGAACTCTGGAGGGTGGTATTTGTGGGCAATGTAAGAAATTATGGCCTGGGGCCAAGACACCAGAGGATAGAAACAAGAAGAAGAAACCCGAAGTGGAAAGTTACGAAGCAACTGTCAAAGAGTTAGTTACCAAACAGGTTAATGAGTTGTTGGAATCCTATGGTATTTTGCATAGGTGTTTAATCTGTAGTAACTTGTACTTTAAGCGTTCCCCAGCACAGAAAAGTTGTGGATGTGATAAAAAGGAAAGCGAGGCTAAATAATGGCAGATAAAGAGATAGAATTTAATAGCTATATTGCCAGTGCAGACGACCCCGCTACTGAGTTGGAGGGGGATGTTAAGGAGAAGGATACTAAAGAAGTAGATACTAAAACTTTAGATGTTAAAATAGACGATGTTCCCACATCTTCTGGGGAGAAAGAAGATGGGGGAGAGGTTGTTGCAAAGATAAAGAGAGAAGTATTGGGTGAACCTGACCCTGATGCTAAAGAGGAAGACGGTACTGAGATACCAGATGCGTTTACTAACGCTTGTTTAGAACAGGGTTGGACAGAAGATGAGATTAAAGAGTTTGCGTCCGACCTTGATGATGCTGCATTACTTGAATTAATACCAGAGTTGTTAAACAAGGAGGAAAAGCAGGTTAAGTCGGAATCTGGTGAAGTCCAGACTAAGCAAGAGGTTAAAGCCAAAGCTGCCGGCGATACTGCTAAGAAAGAAGCCACAAAT